CTGATTTATCGTTTTGCTGTCGTACTGTCGTACTGGTTTACAACAGCAAAACTTTAAATAAAAGTATCAGCAATGGGGTGCGGATTTTAAGGGGTAGAGCTTGGATGATGTAAATCTGTGGTACAATACATTTGGCTATCAATGTAATAATGAAGCAATAAATAAACAAAAGCGTATGGACATACACACACTGGCCTGCAAACCAGCTCGCGTTCCAACCTGCCTGCCGTCCTGCTTGCCTGCCGACTGGCCCGCCAGCTTACCTGCCTACCGGCACACTGGCAGACAGGCAAACCTTCCAACAGACTAATCCGTCAACAGAAAAGCTTAAATACAATTGAGGAACAGTATGAATTTAAACGCGGGTGCAGTGCTACTGATTTTTCATCACCAAGATGAGCAACTAATGGCAATAATGAAAAGATGTTTGATTTTCTCTATTTTTCAGAAGAATAACTTTGGTAATAAGGGATAAAAACACTACTTTTGCAAATAAGAAAAGCGTTCTTTTGATTAGTGCAGAACATTGCAGAATAGAGAAGCCCGCTGGTTACTAAATCGAGCATCAAAAAAGCAAGATTGCGACAAATAACGTAACTCGCTGAATCACACGTGTAAACTTCCATTTTCTTCTTATCGCTGCCAAGTGCTAAAAAAGCAAGATACAGCGGATATATGCAAGCTTTCCGTTACGAATGCATTACCTGTTTATAGTGAAAGGAGCCACTCCAAAATCCTTGCAGCAGGGCTGTAGGACAACGGCTTAGCCTGCTTGTAAGGTTTTACTTTCCATAATGGGTTAAAATAGTTTCTCAATGGATTTTCTTGCACTCGTCCGCACCATTCTGCAAAGGGATGATTAGCTCTATTGGCTGTAATTTTGCGAACAAAAAATAGAGCTGTTTATGGAAGAATTAAAAGTAACGTTTTACCTCAAAAAGAACGAGGAAAGAGCCGATGGGACGGTGCCTATCTTGGGACGAATCCGTATCGGCAAGTCAATGGTGCAGTTCAGCACCAAAGTGTATGTCATTCCCACCCTGTGGAATGTCAAGTCAGGAAGGGCTGTGGGCAAAAGCAAGCCAGCCGCAGCCACCAACAAGGAGCTTGACAGGATTTCACTGGACATCCATTCCGCTTACAAGGATTTGTTGGCGAAAAAGGAAACCGTATCAGCGTTGGAGGTGAAAAATGCCTTCCAGGGCATCTCATCCGAGCAGGAAACCCTTGTATCGTTTTATGGCAAATGTAATGAACGGTTTTACGAGAAAGTCGGCACAAACCGAAAAATGGAAACTTATAAACGGTATGGTGTAGCATTGAACCACTTGAAAGATTTTCTCAGGCAGAAATATCATGTAAAGGATATGCCATTCCAAGCTCTTACTCCGTCCTTCATTTCCTCTTTTGACCTCTATCTCCGTGCAGACCTGAAAATGGCATTGGGGACAGTGAACAACATTATCGGACGCTTGCGCAGCGTCATCAAGTCGGCACTCAATGACGGACTTTTGCGTAAAGACCCTTTTAACGGTTATACGTTTGATTATCCGAAGATTGTTCCAAAGTTTCTTTCTGAAAAGGAACTGGAACAGATGATGAACACTCCATTGCCGAAACCGAACCTCAATCTTGTGCGTGACGTATTTCTCTTTTCTGCGTTCACCGGCATTGCCTTCAGCGACATACGTAATCTTACCCGAAAGAACCTTTTGAAAGCGGAGGACGGTGTTTGGTGGATTCATAGTGCGCGTAGAAAGACAGGAACGCCTTTCCATATTCCATTGCTGGATTTGCCATTGGAACTTATTGACAAGTACCGTGGCATAGCTCCTAATGGCAGGCTTTTCCCGATGCTCAGTTGCAGCAAGACGAACATCAATCTGAAAAAGATAGCGTCAATATGCGGAATCGAACGCCGGGTGACATTTCATCAGGCAAGACATACCTATGCCTCGGTAATCACTCTTTCTCAGGGAGTTCCGCTTGATACGGTACGCGAATTGATGGGGCATCGCGACTGGAGGGCTACACAAATTTATGCGCATCTTACCAATGACAAGGTAAGCGAGGATATGGGCAGGTTGCAAGAACGTATCGGTAACAAGTTCGAGTTGACAGACAATAAAAGGGCGGAAGTTGTTATTTCAAAACCTCAAATCAAACGTGCCAAAAGGATGAGACCATGAGACAGGAGAGAAAGACCACTTACAATACTTTCGCCGTATTGTTTTATATCAACCGACAAAAGGTGAAGAAAAACGGCTTGTGTCCGCTCATGGGCAGGATTTCCATCAACACCGAGGTCGCACAGTTTTCAACGAAAATGGAAGTGCAACCTGACTTGTGGGATGCCAAGGCATACCGTCTGACAGGCAAAAGCCGCACCGCCAAAGAAACCAATGCCAAGATAGACAAGATTGAAGAGGACATACGCCGCTATTACAAAGAAATTCTTGACGAACAGGGGTATATCACAGCAGAACTTGTCAAGAACGCCGTGAACGGCATCGGGCAACACAAGCGGAAGTTGTTGGAGCTGTATCGTGAGTATATGGAAGACTTTGCCAAACGAGTGGGTATCAACCGTGCGCCAAGCACTCTTAGAAGCCATAAGACATCTTATTGCAATCTTCAGAATTTTATCCGTGAACATTATGGCATTGAGGACATCCCTCTCAAACAATTGGATTATGCGTTCATCGAAAAGTATGACAATTACTTGCGTGTGGAAAAAGGATTTTCAGGCATGACCATAGAGAACCACATCATCATGCTGAAAACAATGACAAGGACAGCAATGGCACAAGGCACAATCCAATACAATCCGTTCGCTTCGTTCTCGCCTGAAAAGGCGTTGAGGAAGCACCGCCATCTGACAACGGACGAGTTGCAGAGGCTGATGAATACGCCTATCCGGGAAAAGTTCCTGTGTTTTGTCCGCGACCTGTTTGTCTTTAGCAGCTTCACTGGCATCGCATATGCGGATATGTGCAATCTGGATGTTTCCAACCTAAGTAGGGATGACCAAGGAAATCTTTGGATAAAATTCAAACGCCAAAAGACAAAAAGCGAGTGCAGCATACTTCTCCTTGATGTTCCACGGAATATCATGGAAAAATACGAGTGCGAACGGAAAAGTGACAAACTTTTCAATATGCCCTGCCGCTCAGCCATGACCAACAACATGCCTAAACTTGCCAAAGTATGCGGTATAGAACATCGGCTTACCTACCATATGGCAAGACATAATTTCGGCACCCTGATTACTCTCTCTCAGGGAGTTCCGCTGGAAACCGTATGCCAAATGATGGGACACAAGAGCATGAACACCACACAAATCTACGCCCGACTGACCCATCAGAAAGTGGACGAGGACATGAAGAAACTGACACAGCGCATAGGCAACAAGTTCCGTATGCCGGAATGGAACAAGGATAAGGAAAACATCAAAAACATACATTATGGACAGGGGAATAATCACAATTACTGAAAACGGGGCGGTCACGATGCCGACCGCTCCCGTCTGGATGACGCAGCAGGAGATGTGCGATGCGTTCAACGTGTTCGGTTGCTATATTCGTAAGGCTATTGCTGCCATATACAAGAACAATGAATTGGCGGAAGAGGAAACGGTGCGTCACGTCAGGCAGGACGGCAAGATTTGTTATGACGTGTACAGCCTTGAAATGGTGGTAGCCGTGGCGTTCCTTTTGCGAAGCCGGGAGGCAATGGCTTTCCGAAAGTTCATCATGGAAAAGCTATACACAGTAAGCCGTGAAAAGCCTGTAAATTTGTTCTTTTCGCTGTCCGATACCAATCCACGCTGTATGTGTTAGTTTTAAGACAACCGTATTTGTTACAAGAGGAAGCCAATGGCGGCAGGTAAATTGCCAAGCCATCGGCTTCCTCTTTTTGTACGCTTCAAATCACATTTCCAAACGATAGGCGTTCCGATAGCAGCTCATCAGCAGCTTCTCGATGTCGGACTCCTTGTACAGGATTTTTCCGCCTAACTGGTAATAGGCAATCATCCCGTTGTTGCGGTAGTCCTGCAAGGTGCGTCGGCTCACCTTGAGCCATGCCGAGACCTCCTTGTCCGTCAGGAACTGTTCGTTACCCAGCGAAGCCTTATGGCTTGCGTCCATCCTTTCGATGCCTTTAAGCAAGGCATCCAGTTTTCCGATGAAGCCGACCTCCAGTTCACGGTCGGCAAGAATCAAGTCGTTCATAATTTACAGTGGATTTAGTGGTTGTACTTTCGATTGTCTGATTAGATGCTACAGCCACGATAGGCTGCATCCTTACGTCTGTCCTCCACAAGTCGGACGATGCGCTGCACGTCCTCCGGCTTGTAGAAAATCTTGTGCCCGATTTGTGAGTAAGCTAGCGTTCCGTTGTCGCGGAGCGTCTGCAAGGTGCGCAGACTGATGCGCAGGTGTTGGCAGACTTCTTGGTTGTCCATCCAACGGCTGAGCCGTTTTCCCTCCCTCGTGCGGAGGATTTCATTCACCCTGTCGGACAGGCGGTTGAGCTTGCCGACCATTTCCTCATACTTTTCTTTCGAGATAATTACTACATTCATTTCTTATACTGATTTTAGCGTTAATAATCCGTTTTGCCTGCAAAGTAAAGCCGTTGTCTGTATAAAACAATGGCTTTGCAGTCTGGTGGCAGCTTGTGGCAGTAGGTGGTCGGGAGTGGCGTTATCCGTCTGACCATCAATGCCCGTTTCAAGCGTCCGTGATGCAAAGAAAAGGGATTCCGTCCATAATCCAACCGTTTCGCATCTGCGTGGCAGTATTTGGCGTTGTCGTGGCAGTTCGTGGCGTTCTTCAGTTTCTGCCAACCTTAAAATTACGCTCTTCTGTTTCTCAAAGGGCATTTCCTTAAATCCGCCCCGACCATTCCAATTAAGCCCTTAAAATTTCCAATGTCCGCTTCATGCACTATGGCAAAACGGCGCAGCCTGAACCGTTCAGGCAATGCGTAAAGTGCAAAACCATACATTGTTGCCACACTCCGTCCAATCCTTTGACTGTCTATTTTATAGCCATTTCCTTTGCAACCGATAATCGGTCAAATGTGCGCACAACGGCCAACATTGTTAAACATTTAATTCAAACAAGTATGAAGAAAAATTTAAGCAGCCAAAGTATGGATTCAACATTACAGGATTTTTTAGGCAATCAACCGAGTATGGAAACCTCGAAGCCCGAACCACAGCCTGCCGACACGCAGGAACAAGCAAGTGGAGTTATGCAAGAACAGACTATCGAAACCGTACCTGAACAGGCGGATAAAATTCCGCAGGTGGTACGCCGCATCAGCGGCAAGCAACGCCGTGCATCGCTGGAGGAGTACAAGGAGGAATTTCTCTGTGTGCCTACCATCGAAGACCGCAAGCCCGTGTTCCTCAGCCGCAGCACGCGCGATGCCCTTG